CGTGGGACGGAGCCGTCTCTGTTTGGGAATCCATTACAGGAACCATTAAAGACACTGTTTTCAATGGAGACTGGTGGTCTAACCAATGGAATAGCGCTTTGGAAAGGGGCAAGAGTATTTTCGAAGGCGCGAAAAGCTGGGTCGGAGAAAAAGTTGAATATTTTCAGAAAGGTCGGGAAAGAGCCCATAAGGATCATGGATTTGAAGGCTATGCCACAGGCGGCTACATCACAAAACCGACCATCTCCTGGATCGGTGAAGCCGGAAATGAATTCGTCATCCCTACGGAAAACAACCGGGGACGCGGGAAGATGCTGCTTGCCCAGGCCGCTACCAAGCTCGGCATGCGCGTTGTTGACGACATGGGGGCCTCGGCGGGAGACGGGGGAGCTTCTTCTCCGGTTTCAAGCACCGCTTCGTATTCGGCTTCTGTGTCGCCTGCTGTCGGTGTCGGGAGTATAGCAGCAGAGGCGCAGGCTTTCGGCCGGGAATTCACCGGCGGTTTTGACAAGGGGATCGGCTCAAACGCTCCTTCCCTTGATCAATGGAAGCAAAAAAACATCAGCAAGCCGTTTAGCAGCCTGCCGGCAGAATCGTCTAACTACGGAAAACAGACGGTTGCCGGGTTCGCTTCCGGGCAAAATGCTTCCGCGACCGGAACCGGCGGTTTTCTTCAAGCAAAAGTAAATGCGCCTTATCAAACAACGGTGAAAACGTCCTCTTCCTGGGGTGCAAATACAGTCAAAAACTTTGCAACCGGGCAAAATGCAACACCGACCGGGACGTCGCAGTATGTTGATAAAAATATCAACAAGCCGTTCCTTGATTCGAAACAGTCGGCTGCAGGCTGGGGGTCAGGAATGGTCGGACACTTTATCAGCGGCATGAATGGAAAAGGCAGCGAAGTTTCTCAAGCTGCAAAAAACTTGGCGAAAAAAGTTGAAAAAGCGTTCCGCGAAGAACTAGATATTCATTCTCCGTCCCGGGTTATGATGAGTCTCGGGCGTTTCGCGTCGGTCGGGATTGTCAAAGGTTTAAGCTCTGTCGATGTCAAAAGTTTTGCGGAAAAACAAGCAGGCTCACTGGCAGCTGCGTTTTCCGGAATCGGAGCCGTCGGCGGAAATGTAAAGTCGTGGCTGATGCAGGCGATCATGGCTACCGGTTCGCCGGTGTCGTGGCTTCAGCCGCTTTCTGTTATTGCTCAAAAGGAATCCGGCGGAAATCCGCGCGCCTATAACGGCTGGGACATTAACGCCAAGCGGGGGGACCCGAGCAGAGGCTTGATGCAGACGATCGGCCAAACGTTTAATGCTTACAAAGGAAAAGGAATGAATGATATTTTCAATCCTGTTCACAACGCGGTAGCGGCCATCAACTACATCAAATCGCGATACGGGTCGCCATTTAACACTCCGGGGATTAAAAGCATGGCAAGAGGCGGAGCTTATAAAGGCTATGCCAACGGCGGCCTGATTACGAGCGAGCAGATCGCCCGCGTGGGTGAAGGCGGCAAACGCGAATGGATCATTCCCGAAGAACGCGGCATCCGCGGCAGATATCTGCTTCAGCGGGCTGCAGGCGCGCTCGGGATGGAAGTGCAAGACCCCGCTGAAGGGTCCGGTTCCATATCAAGTGCTCAGGCGGCTGCAGCCACCACGGGCGGGACCCGATCCCGGCAGCCTGCTGAAAATGGCGCCAAAGAAGTCAACATCTATATTACCGGGGACAATCATTACCACAGTGAGCGCGACCAGGAAACATTGATTGCGAAAATCAAGCGCGCTCTTGTCGATGAGCTTGAACGGGATATTCATATTGGGACGAAAGGAAGCGTAGCTTATGACTAAATCCGTGTACGAATTTTGGCTGACGCAAGGAAAGGAAAAGCTGCGCCTCCCTGTGCTTCCAGAGCAGCTTGACGTCAGCAATAATCTTGCGAACGAATCTGTAAAGGTGTCAAAGTTCGGCGAGGTGACGTTTATCAATGAACCGGGAGCGAAGACGATTTCATTTTCGTCTCATTTTCCGAAAAAGTATTCTCCGCTCTCGGAATACAAAGGGTTTCTTTCGCCGGAGAACGCGATTCTTAAAATCGAGAAATGGATGAAAGCAAAAAAACCGGTTCAATTTCTCGTGACGGGAACGAAGATCAATTTCACATGCAGCATTGAAAACTTTTCGCATCGCGAGGGTGAAAAGGATATCGGCGACCGGGATTTTGATCTCACATTGAAAGAGTACCAAACAGCATCACCCCGGAAGATTAAACAAAAAAAGAAAACGAAGAAAAAACGGCCGTCCAAACCGGCTCCAAAAATGTACACCGTCAAAAAAGGCGATACGCTCTGGCACATCGCAGGCCGTTTTTACGGAAACAGCCAGGAATGGCGGAAAATTTGGAATGCGAACAAGCAGGCGATGATCAAACGAAGCAAGCGAAACATCAAACAGCCGGGACATTGGATTTTTCCGGGGCAAAAGCTGAAAATACCATAAAACGAAGCGCCGGATGAACCGGCGTTTTTCTGGTAAATCAAAAGCAGGGGATAGCGATGATCGAATTATTTGTCATAAAAGAAAGCGAATGGTATGAACTTGTCACCGAAAGCGTCACATTGGAAGGAGAAAGGTACCAGGCGCCTCGTTCGATCGAAGCGTCGATTGTGATCAAGCAGGGAAGCCACAAATATTACAGCGTGCAGGAAGGCGATACCGTTTTATTTAAATGGAAAGGAAAAGAACTGTTTCGCGGAATTGTGTTCAGCAGGGTGCCGAAAGAATATACGCTTACGTTTAAAGCGTACGACATGCTTCAGTACTTGGTGAAAAACCAGGATGTCTATGTATTCTCGAACAAAACGGCCGCTGACATTGTCAAACGAATTGCGAACGACTTTCAAATTCCCAAAGGTTCGATTGCAAACACCGGACATACGATTAAATCGCTCGTCTTTAAAGACAATACGAGCCTGTATGACATTATTTTAAAAGCGCTGCGGGAGACAAAAAAGCAAACCGGAAAAAACTATCAGCTGTATGCCGAAAAAGGAAAGCTGTGTTTACGAGCGTGGCCCGAACCGGAGGATATCTGGGTTTTGGAAACGGGTGTGAACATTACGGATTACGCTTACAGCACGTCAATCGATGAAACGGCAACCCGGGTGAAACTGAGAAAGCAGAAAGATAACAAAACCTATACCGCATCCGCAAGCGATGAAGCCGGTATGAAAAGATTCGGCGTTCTCCAGTACACAGAAACGGTTTCGGATGATATTAACGAGGCGCAGCTCCGCGACCGGGCGAAGAAGATACAGGCTGAAAAGAAAGGCGTCAAAAAAGAGCTGAAAAGCATACAGGCAATCGGCATACCGGAAGTTCAAAGCGGACTGCCGGTTTATATATCGATTCCGGAAGCGGGCATTAAAGAAACCTATTGGGTTGATAAGGATAAACACGATTTTACAGGAACAAAACATGTGATGACGATTGATGTCGTCGCTAAAAACACCATACCTGAAGGAGCGTCTTCATGAAATTAAGCGATGCGATAAAAGAGCTGGCTCTTGGAGCCGTAAACGCTGAATCGCCTGTCGATGTCATGCCGGCTGAAGTCGTGTCCGCGTCTCCGCTCAAGCTGAAGCTCCGCAATCATGATAAATTGGTGATCCCCTCCGACTTATTGGTGGTGGCCAGGCATTTGACAGAGCATACGGAACAGATCCGAATTGACGGAGAAGACAAAACGATTCGCTTTTACAATCAATTGCATGCCGGCGACCACGTGATGATTGCGGCTATGCCTGGAGGGCAGTCTTTTTTTGTAATAGACAGAGTGTAGGAGTAGGAGGTGGCTCGGATGGCTCTTTCGCCGGAAGTATCTTTTGAAGATATCGAGGATGACAGCGATGTGATTGAGACTTCAAAAACGTACAAAATTGATTTTGAAACAGGCAGGATGACGGGTGATATGATTTCGGGGCTGGAAGCCGTGGAACAAATGGTTTGTATGGCGCTGAGAACCGAGCGCTACGCATACGCCGTTTACAGCCATAATATCGGAAATGAACTGCAGGAGGTTCTTTCAGATCATGAAACGACCGACGCTTATAAAGAAATGGAGATACCGAGATTGATCGAGGAAGCCCTCATATACGATGACCGAATTTCGGCGGTGACCGACTTCGAGATTGAGCGTCAAGGCGATGCCTTCCACGTGTCCTTTTCGGTTGAAACCGATGAAGGGACATTGGAAATCGAGGAGGTGATTGGGGAAGATGTTTGAAGACCAGACATTTGAAGAGATCATGGAACGCATGCTTGAGCGGGTTTCAGATGAGATTGACAAACGTGAAAACAGCGTCATTTGGAATGCGCTTGCCCCGGCAGCCGCCGAGCTGGCGCTTTCTTATATTTGGCTTGATCAAGTGCTGAATTTGGTTTATGCGGATACGGCTGAAGGCGAATATTTGGACAGAAGGGCGGCTGAGGCCGGTCTTGAGCGCTATCGGGCGTCAAAAGCCATATGGTCTGCGGCATTTACGGATGGAGTATCGGTTCCCCCCGGAACCCGTTTCTTTCTGGAAGATTTATATTTTACCATGCTCGAAGACGGCAAGCTGGAATGTGAAACAGCCGGGACAAAAGGAAACGCCAATTTTTCGGGGCGGCCTTTGCTTCCGCTCGATACCATTCCCGGGCTTGAAAAAGCGGTTATGGGAAGCCTTGAAATTCCCGGCCGCGACGAGGAGACGGATGAATCCCTGTATGAAAGGTATTTAATCCGCGTCCGTAGGGAAGCGGTCAGCGCGAATCAGCTGCATTACAAACAATGGGCCGAAGAAGTGGACGGCGTAGGCAAAGCGAAGGTCTTTCCGCTGTGGAATGGCGAGGGAACCGTAAAGGTTGTCATTACAAACGCGAAAATGGAGCCAGCCACAGACGCATTAATCGAAAGAGTCAAGCAGTATATCGATCCCGATCCGGGCAAAGGGGAAGGTATGGCGCCGATCGGAGCTTATACCGCGGTTGAAAGCGCGGTATGGAAAGACGTGAGCATATCTGCAAAAATCATACCTGAATCAGGCCGGACGATCGGTGAGGCCAAACAGGAAATTGCAGAAAAAATCACTGAATTATTTAAAGAAATGGCTTTTAAAGAAAGCGTCATCCGTCTCTCGCAGATCAACAACATGATCTATGAATCGTCCTCTGTCAGCGACTATTCGGAAGTCTTCATCAACGGGGAAGCGAAAAATCTGCAGTTGACAGAAACGGAAATTCCAAAGCTGGGGCAGGTGACCATCATTGAGCAAGATTGATGAAATGGCTTTTCACCTGCCGCCATACTTGATGGAAATCCGGGAAATTCAAGAAATTATAACGGCTGAAGCGCCTGAATTTGAGAGGCAAAATCAAGAGATTTTCGATATGACGGACCAGCTTTTCGTCACGACGGCCACATGGGGGCTGGACAGGTGGGAAAAGATTTTGAATGTCAGACGCGAGGCTTCGGACGGCGTCGATATTCGAAGGGCCCGTCTGTTAACCAAGATGTCCAATATTCCGCCGATTACAAGCCGCTCGATCGAGCGCGCGGTTAATGCTTTTTTAAAACAGCCGTCCGCATCCGTCAGACTGACGGCCGGACGGTATCATTTTTTGCTGAGTGTAAACGGAGAGGATCTGCAGTTTATACCTTCAATCATTCAAACCGTCAATCATATGAAGCCCGCCCATTTGGCTTATACATTCCGGGGCGGGTTTCATTATGAATGTCGGCCGCCGAAAAGCGTTCATGACAGGCTCGTTTTAAGAAGCAAAAACGGCTTTTTCGGTACGATACCGGTCTATTTGGACGGACAGTATCTGCTTGATAATGCATTCTACTTGAACGGTTTTCGAGAAATCGACGGACTGCCCCGCAGGTTTAAACAGCAGCTCACACTGCGCCACAAGAAGCGGCAATACATTCGGTCCGCCTCCAGCTTTACGATAAAGACGGCCGCTGAAAACCGGCGGAAACAGCAAACAAAAGCTGGCATGAAAACCGGCATTACCAATCAAAACAAAAAGGTCCAATCCTTCAAAATCAGCTGCAAATGCGAACATGAATTTAAGCAAGCAGGCGCGCTTGAAATGAGAGAGAAGTGGTGGACGCTAAACGGCTCATTTTTGCTCGACGGTACAAAGCAGCTGGCAGCAGCGGCGCAAAAAATCGCATTGTAAAGGAGAAATCAAAATGGCACAACAATTAACAGTGACAACGCTTTATGCGAGACAGCAAATGGCAAAAGCACGGGCTGAGGGCGGCAAGCTCACCAAAATCACAAAAATGGCTTTCGGAAACGGAGGTACAAACGATAAAGGCGAACCCGTTCCTCTGCAGGGCAACGAACAGGCCCTGAAAAACGAACTTCTGCAAAAGGATATCGACGGCTTTGCCTTTATGGAGCCGGCGAAAGTCCGCTATACATGTACATTGGGAGAAAGCGAACTCGCAGGGGAAACGATCAACGAGCTCGCCCTTGTCGATGAAGCCGGAAAATTCACAGCGGTCAGAACGATGACAGACAAGCAGAAAGACGGCGACATCGAGTTCGTCTTTGAAATCGACGACATTTATTAAAGGAGCTGAAACAAGGTGGACATCCAAAAACCGAGACGCTTTGAAACAACAGACCGCGCCCATGCCGACTTGTTCAACGAAGCGATAGATCAGCTGAATGTAAACGATGAACGGATTGCAAAGCGGGCTGAGGAAGCTGAAGAAAGGGCTAAAACGTATACTGATGCCCATGCTAACGACCATTCGATTCACATCACCGACAAAGAGAGGGAAAAATGGAGCGCGGGGCAGTTATATAAAATAACCGAAAATAACGGAAAAGTCTTTTACAGAGGCAGTTCAGAAACAACAGATTTTAACACTTTGACAGAAACCGGCATGTATCTCATCTATAATGAAGGAATCAACTCGCCACCTTCATCAAATCGGATATTTTTGCTTGTCATGAGTTTCGGCAATACCTTGGTTCAGGCAGCTTATGAATCGTACAAAGGGACACAGTCGTATTTTAGATTCAGAAAATCCGATTCAACAACATGGACGCCATGGCAGACCCAGGAAACGACCAGTGGAGCACAGGCCAAGGTTGATGCTCATGAACAAAATACGAATCTCCATGTGAATGAAGATGAACGGGAAAAATGGAACAATGCACAGTTATATAAAATTACTGATAATAATGGAACGCGCACAAAACTGCCGGATGGAACGGATTTATTAACGCTGCCGACAGGTTTTTATTATGCTATGGGCCATGTTGTTCAAAACAACCCTGTAGAAAACGACAGCTCCTGGTTTAATTACGATGTAATTGAAACTGGCGCTGGAAGAAAGACCATCCATGCGTGGCGGAGCTATGATAATACTTTATGGCATGGAACAGTTCACACAGATGGACAGTTTCGAGAATGGAAAAGAGTAGTCACAAACGCCGATTTAAACGTTGCTTGGCAGACTCCAACGTTGACAAATGGATGGAAACAGTATGGGTCGCACAAAGTCCGGTTTTGTAAAAATATGCTTGGAGAAGTCGAAATTAT